CAATATGCCCGTTATGAAACAAATCGACTTTGTTTCAGGACTTCAGAAGATGTTTAACCTCGTGTTCATCCCAGACCGAAACAACTCCAAGCACCTCTACATCGAACCGCTTGGGGATTACCTCGCATCGGGAGACAAGATAGATTGGACAAATAAGATTGACCTTTCCAAAGATATCCAAGTCGAGCCGACAACAGACCTGCAAGCGAGGCAATACGAATGGAAAATGTCTGAGGGAAAGGATTTTGTCAACAGCTTAGTTCAAAAGAACGCGGGCAGAGTATATGGGCGGTATAGGGTGGACGATCCTTTGAACGACTTTGCTTCTGGCGATAACACCATAAAAGCACCTTTCGCTCCTTTCGTCACTTCGTTCGTTCCCGATACTGATTTTATCATTCATCGGATGGTAGTTGATACCACAGACCAAGACAAATCAATCAAAGACCCTCGACCCCGTCTTGCTTATTGGAATGGATACAACAATTCGGGTGACTGGTATTACTCAAATCAAGCGCTTTCAAAGTTCCCTGAATTTAGTGAATACAGTGAAGATAGAACAACAATCGGGCTCAATGATAAATCTTTGCTATACGGAACGGAGCGCCCATTCAGAAGCTTGCTAGTTAGCCCATTAAACACGCTGTACTATAAATACTGGAGGCCTTGGGTCAATGAGTTGTATTCTTCCGATGCTCGAAAGCTAACAGCTTACTTCACGCTCACAAGAAGCGAATTAGCCAATGTTGAGTTTTCGGATAAGATATTTATAAAGGACACGTATTGGAGGATTCTATCAATTTCTTATGACGCAACAACTACAGATCTCGTGAAGGTGGAAATGTTAAAAATACTCGGAGATATTCGGGATTGCGTTTGGTTGCCGTATTCAGTAGAGAAAACTGGCCAGCTATCTTTTCAAAACACAACCGGAACAATTTCATCAAGCGTACCTCAAAACTGCTGCGAGAGATACGGATATCAATTTGTTTCACGAAATGGTGGGGTTGATGTTTCGGAATGTTGGCAAAACTCACCGCAATGAGGAATTTAGACAATCACCGTTATATAGGAGAGGCCATTCAATTGCTACAAAACAAAGGGGAGAAGGTTCATGTCCCGCTTTGGTTCAAGGTTCTTGATTGGGTTGTCGCTATTCTCTTTGTTTCCGCTTATCTCTTCGCTGCATTTAAACTCATCCAATGGCTGCTTCTCAAGATATTCTCTTAACGTACAAAACGGACACGGGAGAGGTTACCAAGTCACTTGACGAAATCGTTTCGGGGCTTGAGGGCGTAGATAATAAAATCGAGGAAACTGCCCAAAGCACGAAAAAGGTTGAGGCGGGTTTAAAAGCGACGGGCAAAGCGGGGTCGATTGGGTTCAACGCTATCGGAGGAGCTATCAAAGCGACGGGCATTGGTTTGCTTGTCGGTATTGTAGCCAAACTGATTGAAAAATTCACAGAGAACAAGAAAGTCGCGGAAGCTCTGGAGGTTGTCTTTGCGGGAATTGGTGCGGTTATCAATACGCTTTTTGAAGTTGTTGAGCCGTTGGGAGACGCTTTGATAAATGCCTTCAATAACCCGGTGGAGACGCTGAAGAACTTTGGTAAAATTATCAAGGAGAACATCATCAACCGCTTCGAGGGTATTTTGGAGTTTCTACCTGCTATCGGCAAAGCAATCAGTCTTGTATTCAAAGGTGAATTCGCGGAAGCTGGAAAGGTAGCCGCAGACGCAGCGGGAAAAATGGTTCTTGGAGTTGAGAACGTGACGGATAAAATAGCGGCGGCAGGTGAAGCCATCGGCAAATTTGCAACCGATTTCGTGGATTCTACAAAGACCGCAATCAGCTCTTCGAATGACCTTGTAAAAGCGCAGCAAAGACTTCGGGATCAACAGCGCGACTTGAATGTTGAGTACGCTCAAGCACGGGCAGAGATAGAACAACTCAAACAGAAGAGAGACGACGAAAGACTCTCGATTGAGGAGCGCGTTGAAGCGGCTCAAAGGGCTTCAGATTTAGATCAAGAGTTCGCCGACAAAAGAGAAGCCATTGCCAACCGGGAGGTCGCTTTAGTTCAAAGAGAAATCGAGATGCAAGGCGAGACGGTCGAAAGACTAGACCGACTTGCAGAGGCACGTATTGCAGCGGCTGAAGCTGCGGAGTCAAGTGCGGCTGTGCAGACGGAGTTGATGACCTCTATCATAGGGCTTCAAAATGAGCAGATAGCAAAGCAAGAAGAACTCAACGCGCTTAGTGAGGAGCAAATCAACGATGTTATAAGTCGACAATCCCAAATCGATGAGATAGTTGAGGCGGGTCAAAACAGAGAGATTCAGAAGGTAAAGGATAAGTATCTCGCCCTTCAAGAGGAGGCACGGCTGAACGGTCAAATCTTAGTCGGTGTTGAGGAAGCACAAAGAATAGAACTTGAAGCAATCAATTCAAAGTATGATGATATTGATAAGGCGAATGCAAAAGCCGTCTTTGATGCACGAATTCAAATTGCTGCAAATACACTAGGAGCGTTATCCGCTTTAAACGAGGCGTTTTCGGGTCACTCTGAGAAGCAACGAAAGAAATCATTCCAACGAAACAAAGCTCTTGGACTTGTTTCCGCTATTATCAGCACCGCCGGAGCGGTTGCCGGGGCACTCGACCCCGCAAAAAATGGAGGTCTGGCTGGACTTGCTGCAATACCGGGAGCACTTTTAGCAGGAATAATGGGAGGCGTGCAAATCGCAACCATTGCAAAGAGCCGTTTTAAGAGTGCAGGGTCACCCCCTCCCGCACCGTCAGGAGGTGGAGGAGGAGCCGCAGGGCTACCAACACCAACAGCCCCACAGCTCGACCTCTCCTTCTTAGGAGGTGAAGCTGGGCAGGATGGATTCAGAACGTACGTCATCGCTTCAGAGGTTTCTAACTCTCAGCAAGCCAATCAAAAAATTAACGACCAAGCAGCACTAGTAGGATGAACATAATTGAACTAATAATTGATGAAGAAGCGGAACTCTACGGGGTCGACGCTTTGTCATTAGTAGAACACCCCGCCATTGAGAGCGATTGGGTAGCGATGAAGTCTCAAGAGTTTACTTTCAAAACTCAGGACGAAGAGAAACGCATCGTAATGGGTGCGGCTCTCATTCCCGACAAACCCATCTACCGCAAAACCGACGAAGAGGAGTATTACGTGTACTTCTCCAAGAAGACCGTGCGACGGGCTATGGAGTTATACTTCAAAAACGGCAATCAAGCCAACGCCACCCTTGAGCACGAACACGCTATCAACGGCTTGCACCTTGTCGAGAGTTGGATCGTCGAAGGAGAGCAGGACAAAAGCCGTATTTACGGACTTGATGTCCCGGTCGGCACTTGGATGGTTTCTATGAAGGTAGAGAACGACGCTATTTGGGAAAAGTTTGTGAAGGAGGGCAGCGTCAAAGGCTTCTCGATAGAGGGGTATTTCGCAAACAAGTTTGAACTCTCTCAACAGAAACCCATCACAAGCGATTTAGAGCTTCTTACAGACATCGAAAAGGAACTAGCGATAGATTACCTAAAAAATCGCATTACGAGTAAGGATTGACCCCTTTAAATCGTTATTAATACAAATCCCAGAAGATGAATCTAAAAGAACGCATCTCCGACCTCTTCGAAAAGTACAGCGTAGAACTCGCTGTCGAAGAAAAGGAGGAACAAGTTTCGCTGATGGCTACGGCCGTCTTAGAAAGCGGACAAGAAATCATGACAGACGCAGACGCATTCGCTGTCGGTGTCGCTGTTTTCGTTACTAACGACGAGAACGAACGCATCCCTCTTCCAGATGGAGACTATCAACTCGAAGACGGATCTTTGCTCGTCGTCGCTGAAGGTAATGTCTCTGAGATAAAAGACGCTGAAGCTCCCGCTGAAGAAGTGGTTGAAGAAGAAGTCGAAGAAGTAGAGGCATCTTCTGAGGTGTTGACTCGTGACGCTGTTGCCTCAATGATTGCTGACGCAGTCTCTGAAGCCAAAAAAGAATTCTCTTCTCAGATTGAGGAACGTGACAACAAGATCACCGAACTCAGCAAACAAACCACCAAGACAATCTCTCGTGCTCCCAAAATGGAAGTGGCGCAGCCTGTCGACCTTTCAAAGTTATCAATCACGGAGCGCGTTGCCGCAATCCACAATCAATTCTCAAAATAATGGCTAACGCTAATATTACTCATCCAGGCACTTATGCCGGAGAAGCGGCTCGTCCCTACGTTGCCGCAGCGGTTTTATCCGCTGACACAATTGCGAACGGATATATTTCTGTTCTTGAAAACGTACGCTCGAAAGCGGTTCTTCGAAAGTTTTCCGGTACAGTGCTTGCCGCTGCTACTTGTGAATTTACGGGTTCAGGCTCTTTGACTTTAGGCGAAGCTGTTTTGGCTACTAACTCGCTCCAAGTAAACGAGCAAGTTTGTAATGATGACCTTCGTCAAACTTGGGAGGCAATGCAGATGCGAGGACAATCCTCAGCAGCTCCTGCTGACTTTACCACATACGTCGCTCAATACGTAGCTGCGAAAGTTGCTGAAGGTGTAGAGCATAACATTTGGGCGGGTAACTTCGTGAACGATACCGCAGCGACTCCAGCATACGCGAGCTTTAACGGAATTTTGAAGAACATCGTAGACGGCGCACCCGACCGTGAGACTGTGGACACTTTACCTCTGGCCGCTGCAACCGTTGGTTCTACCTCAACCGGTATTCTTGACGCTTTAGCACTTATCACCGGAGGCGGAGAAGGCGCACCTTCAACGATTGCCGGAGATGCAAACACAAAGATTTTCATGAGCCGCGGTTCTGCTCAGTTGTACTATCAAGCTTTGGCTGCTACATACGACCTGCCTTTCTTGAATGACGGTTTGGTTGCTCGTTATGCAGGCTACGATATCATTACCCCGGGCGGATTCCCTGATAATGCGTTGCTCATTTCCAAGATTGACAACTTGTACTTCGGTACGGACTTGTTGACGGATCACATCCAAGCTTCTGTTTTGGATTTGACGGGTGTAACGGGAGACGATGTGACTCGTGTGATCATAAAGTTCTCAGGCGGTACTCAAATCGTTGACTTGGACGGTTTAGCTGTATGGCGACAAGAGTTTACGACACCCTAATTAATCGGGGAGGGGCTTAAATCCCTCCCCTTAATTCCTCTATCATATGGCTTGTACATTAACAATCAACGGCAGGGCGTTTCCCTGCAAAGACAAAATAGGAGGAATCAAGCGCGTTTGGATTAAGCAATTCGACGCGACTGATTGGGGGACTATTACGGCGGGTGTAGTTGCTGCGGGAACTGCGATCACCGTCTTCGGTTTCGAACTCACAAAGAACTCAGGTTCATTTCAACAAGCGGTAACCGCTTCAATGGAGAACGGA